GATGAATTAAAAGATGAAGCATTTACTGAAGATCGTACAGGTCAAAAGACAATTGAATTAATTGGCGCTTCTTTTCTCGCTACAGAAGATTCAATCTTTGGTAAACCTAATTTAGATTATATTGATGCTGAGTTAGATTGGTATCTTTCTGGTTCTACTAATGTGAATGACATTTATCCAGATAAAGATGCACCGGCCGCATGGCAATACGCCGCTAATAAACACGGTGAAATCAATTCAAATTATGGTCATCTTATTTTTGACGATAAATATTATCGACAGTTTGACAATGTTGTTGAAGAATTATTTAATAATCCTGATTCACGTCGAGCATCAATGATTTATACACGTCCAAGTATATGGGTTGAATATAATGAAAATGGTAAAAACGATTTTATTTGTACTAACTCTGTCACTTACTATATTCGTAACAATGAATTACAGTCCGTTGTACAAATGCGCTCTAACGATGTCGTGTATGGATATAAGAATGATTATGCTTGGCAGCGTTATGTAATGAATACACTTGCTAATGAACTAAATATTGAGCCCGGTTATATGATGTGGCAAGTCCAAAACTTACACGTATATGAAAGGCACTTTGATCTTGTCAAGTAAGTGGGATTTAAGATACCTTGCGCTAGCAGAACAAGTCTCTACTTGGTCTAAAGATCCATCGCGACAAATTGGCGCAGTGGCAGTAGGATCAAAAGGACAGGTTCTCGCGCAAGGTTACAATGGTTTTCCTCGAGGAATTCAGGATAATCATTCTCGTTATAGTGATAGAGATCTCAAATATAAATTGGTAGTCCATGCTGAAATGAATGTCATATATAATGCTACGTATAATGGAGTATCTTTAAATGATTCTACGTTGTATGTTCATGGATTACCAGTTTGTTCAGATTGCGCAAAAGGAATAATTCAAGTTGGTATTAAAAGAGTTGTAATGCCAACACAAGAAGTACCCGATCATTGGAAAGAATCTTGGGAATTTACTCAAGGTATGTTTAAAGAAGCAGGAGTGAACTATGAATTCATATGAACATGAACCTACAGCTGAAAAAGGTTATCCTAAATATGAAAGCCATGAACAATATATGAAACGCCGCATGCGTGAAGAAGATGCTAAACTAGGTATTAGCATTGAATATACTAACATGCGATTGACAAAAGAACTTGAGGAAGTTAAGTCACGGCTCGATGCACTAGAACAATCTAAGGTGTAGATATACAGCTTAGCTATTGCGTGTGCACACGGTGCGATCTAGTCAAAAACCTTTAATATTGTTAAAACATATATAAAGGAAATAGCATATATTTAGAATAAATTTATAAAATTTATCCATAATATAGAATAAATTATTAACAAAAAACTATTTACAAATAGACTCGACTGTGGTATAATATATCTAACAATTGAAAAGGAATAGTATTAATGACTTATGAACAGCTTTTAGAAATGATCGAAATAGTAACACTAAATGGTGACACACTTTCAAATAAAAGAGTTTCTGAAATGATTGGCGCTAAAGAAGTAGATGTTGCTATGGAACGTAGTGAATTGGAGAACATTACATGAAAACATCTTTAAAATTTCGGCATTCTGATGATAAGGCTATGATTAAAGATTGTGTTCGAAACTATGAACATTTTTCTTTTGATGAAGATTCTGTAGTTTTAGATTTAGGTTGCAATATTGGCGGATTGATGCATTGGCTAAAAGATTCGAACATAAAGCAATATATTGGAATTGATGCTCATCAAGAAAACATTACTTTTTTCAAAGAAAATAATCTACCTGACAGAAGTAATTTCGAAATTTTTCATGGTGCAGCTTCTACTTCAAAAGAAGATACTGTTTCTTTCTGGGTAAGACCAGATGAAAGAGGAACTACAAACGGACAGACTCATCCAAATAATGCTCAAAAAAGAAAAAGAACAGTTGAAATGGTTGTTCCTAATTATAATATAAATGAGCTGGTAAATAAGTACAAGCCAACACATTTAAAATTAGATATTAAAGGAACAGAAATGATCTGGTTTGAAGAAACTAATGGTGTCATTCCAGATTGCGTACAACAGTTTTTTGTTGAAGTATATACTAAAAAAGCTTCTCAGTTATATGACAAAAAATTTGTGCCTATTCAAAAGGAAAATTTTGACATAAAATTTATATACCCAACTGAAAAATTTAGAGGTATGGGTGATTGGTACGATTGTCCTAATCTTGGCTTACCAAAAGTTAATGCTCAATTATATGATATTAATGTACTTATGGTGAGAAAATAATATAGAATAAATTATTAACAAAAAACTATTTACAAATAGACTCGACTATGGTATAATAATCGAGTAAGGAGTTAAATATGAAGACTATTATTTTACTCGGTCGTGGTACCGAGGGTTGCGGTGTAACGCAATGTGCTATTCAAATGCAAAAGGTTACAAATGCAACTATTCTTTCTGCTAATGATAAAAAATGGGGTAGAGCTAAAGGCCTCGATATTGAACAGACTGAAATGTCTGTTGGCAGTCAGCATGAAGAAATGGCATCACTTATTAATCAACACGAATTGTGTGTTGTTTATTCGATTCCATCAAAAGGCCATCCACGAGATTGCCAAGACAATTTTCTAAAATTACTTGATAATATTTCAATACGTAAAGCATTCATTAACGTAGATCACAAATCTGCGTCAATTGCACGTAACGCAAATCTTAAAGAGATTTGCGAAAAAGTTGATGTTATTATGACTCATAGTTTAGAAAATGATTTCTGTCGCTTTGCTAAGAAAAATAAAGTCACTACTCCTATTAAGAAAATGGGACTAGGATTTGACTATGATGGTCATCGCGCTAAATACTGGAAACCAATTAGCGAACAGCAAAATGAAATGGTTCGTTGGATTGGTAGAACAGCAATGTGGAAAGGTCCAGCCTTGATGATTGACTTTCATCAAGATGCACTTATGGATGCAGGATTAATTACAGTATTAGAAGGCCTCGAAGCTTCTATTCAATATCCTCTTGTTCTATACCGAGATAATAAAAACGAAACTCCAGTTGATCGCCGTAAGGTTGTCAACTATTTCCGTCCAGAAAAACAGCATGGTGAAACACAAAAGTTTCTACCCGAGTTTTATGGAACAGAAAAAGTAGGTGAAGGTTCATATCTTTATCCTCAATATATAAATGTAGACTGCATGCATAGACTATCTAAGTCAGCATTTGGTTCAGATTTGTATCACCTTAAAGCAGAAACCTATGGAAATAATATTGAGAATTGTCATGCTGAAATTATTGCATGTGGTTCAGTACCAGTATTTCATAAACACTTCTGTGATAATGTCATACATAAGATACAGGATAAGCCAGTTTCCCAATGTAAAAATACTGGCACTATTGGCCTAGATTACACAAACTTTGATGAGTGTCGTGATCTTATGGTTAAACTTAAAAACGATCCAACTATGAGAGATGATTGGCGGGAAATGGCTTTTGAATTTTGGAAGCAACATTCAGATGGTAAAGATGTTGTTGCAGAAATTATTACATTGGCCACTACTGATGATTACCAACCACAAGGACTAGAGGAGTTTTTCTAATGAAAACTATTTTTATTACCGGCGTCGCCGGCATGATCGGGTTTCATTCTGCTCGTAAATTTAAAACACTAGGATGGGAAGTTATTGGTTGTGATAACTTCAATGATTATTATGATATTGACTTGAAGAAAGAACGCGCTCGTATTCTTAAAGAAGAAAATATTAAAGTTATTAATTCAGATATCCGTGATACTGCAAACTTTTATGATGTACTTGAGAATAGTGATGTTATGCTTCATCTTGCTGCTTATGCCAATCCTCGGCATGCTATGGAAGAGCCACAACTTTACATTGATACAAATATTACTGGTACACAAAGACTTGTTGAAGTTGCAGAACAACTAAACTTGCCAGTAGTCTATGCTTCAAGCTCATGTGTTATGCATGGTCAGCCGTTGCCTTGGAATGAGCACGATGTCCCTGGTCATCAGAACAATCCATATGGATGGTCAAAGCGAGTTAATGAATGTCAGTTTATGCATTCAAAGATTGATCGCACAATCGGTCTTCGTTTCTTTACTGTGTATGGTCCTTATGGTCGACCCGACATGGCACTATTTAAATTTACCAATGCTATTGTAAATGAAACTCCATTGACTCTATATAATTATGGAGATATGAAGCGTGACTTTACATATGTAGATGATATTGTTCAAGGCATCGTTATCGTAACTAATAGAATTACTGATAATGATAATCAATATGATGGATCAATGCATGAAATCTACAATATTGGTTATGGCGAACAAGTTCAATTGATGGACTTTGTAGAAGAGATTGAAAAGAATCTTGATCGTAAAGGCACGTATGATAAAGTTGCAGCTCATCCAGCAGATATGCCAGCTACTTGGTCAGATACTTCAAAGCTTCAAGCTCTTGGATACAAGCCAACTACTCCTATCTCTGAGGGTGTAGCTAAATTCATTGAATGGTATAAGGAATACTATAATGTTAATTAGAGTCTCAATAATGGTACAAGGAATACTATAATGTCAATTAATATCGCAATTGTTGGACACGGATATGTAGGCAAAGCTGTAGATTACGGCTTCTCTACTTCTGAAGTAGAAAAGTTTATTATTGATCCATTGTATGGAACAACAATAGATGATTTAAAACATA